ATTTCGTGTAATTGGAGGTCCGAGCAATGGCTAAGCGTCCGCTCAACAACCAGCTCCGCGCTGCCGCTGCCCAGGCCACGCAGCAACTCGCCAGCTGGCTCGATACCCGCTTCACGGAGGAGATTTCCGCCGCCAAGTGGAGCTACCCCACCCCGCCACAAGTGCGGGACATCGTTGACACCGGCCGCCTTCGCGCCAGCCAGACGCGCGTCATCAATCCCGATGGCTCGATCACGTTCACCTGGCCTGTGGAGTACGCCGCGCAAGTCCACGAGGGCGGAGTTTCTACCTCTGGGCTCCGGTTCCCCGGGCGCCCCTGGACGAAAGCTCCTTTGGAGGAAACTCCCGAGCAGTATCAGCGTTTCTTACGAGCAGCGTTGAGGAGGCAGCAACAGTGACTGTCATCACCGCATGCCCTCAGGTCCGAGATGTACGCACGACCATCGAGCGCTACATCCTGAACCTTTACGAGAGCGACGGAACCACTCTGCGTCCTGAAGCCGACTGGCCGGGGTACTACTCACTGCCTGATGGCACTCGTATCCCAGCGGTTTACGTCGTCGGGGTCTACATGGTGCCTTCTGACTGGGTAGTCACCGGTATCGAGTGCACGATTTCGGACATGCCTGAGATCACTTCACCTGGCTCTGTCGGAGCCGTTGTGTCCTTCGAGCGCTGGCCGATTCGTTTCACGAATTACGGCACTCGAAAGGGAACTCGCATGCCAACTACGCTGCTGGACATCAGCAGACGTTTGGCCCGCGTTTTCCCCCGGGACAGTGTTACCCCCACACCCCGGACTGAGGCCACCTACGAGGCCTTGACGGTGTCCATTCTTGGCCCCGTTCTCAATCCCCCGATCCCCTAAGGAGTACAAATCATGGCTGATTATGCCATCGGGCTGTCTTTCCACAAGGCTCACCGGACCCTCGTCCGCGCCGTGGACCTGACCCCACCCTGCCGTTATTTCGCTACCCGCGACACCGCCGGCCTGGTCACCCTGCCCTTACTCGACGCCGGCTCCCGTTACGTCGAGCTGCAAGGTGTGAGCAACACCACCTTCGCTATCAACGACAACAACCAAGAGTTCCGTCTCCTGGGTGACGATGGCTGGGGCGATTCGCTGATCACCGGTTCTACGGTGCAGGCATCTGTGACTGCCTACTTCCTGAAGAACACAGAGATCCCTGCCGGTCAGAACTGCCCCCAGTTCCGTGGTGCTTACGAAGAAGGTTTCAGCCTCATCGAAAAAGCTCGCTACAACAAGGATTACGAGATCTACGTTGAGTTTCTAAAGGAGCTCGGGCAGACTTACGGTCAATCCGGCAATTACATGTATGACTTCACCGGCTTCAACGCTGTGGTGATGAATTACAACGAGAACCTCACAGCTGAGGGCCTCACCGAGGTGTCCTTCGACCTGATGTCCCGAGGTCGCCCAGTGTTCGGCCGCTACGACGCTGGTTCCACGCAACTCGCCTTCGGTGGCGTACAGTCGAGCCTGCTGTTCACTGCGGCCAGCTCCGGTGACCGTCGCTATGCCGTGGATCCCGCAGCCAATGAGGACTCGGTTGCTGTGGGTGACAACCTCACTGTCACCTACACCAGTGATGGCTCGACCGCGCTCGCGCAGCTCAGCCTGGGCCAGACCGATGGCAGCGGCTTCCGCCTCGAGGTCGCAGACACCGGTGTCCTCGCACCTGCCACTGTCACCTTGGGTGGTGTCGGCAGCAACGTGGTCACCATCAACCCCACCGCCAACCTGGCTGCTGACACCATCTACCGCCTTCGCGTGGCAGACGGCGCCATCAAGCAGGCTCTCGACGGCAGTGGTAACCCTTCTGCCTCTGGCGTGCTCTTCCCACTCGAAGGTTTCACAAGCCTCTTCAAGACCGCTTAGCAGTCAGACTAAGGAGGAGCCAATCCTTTAGCCCTGCTTTTGCAGGGCTTTTTTTTAGACAATCCGATGCAACACGACCTTCTGATGGACGCTGCCCACATGGTGTTTGCAGTGAATTGCCAAGAGCAAGACGACACACTGCACTGCGGCGCCTTGTTCCTGGAACCCCTGATCCCATTCAAGTCTATACGCCTAGCGTATGAAACTGCTAGCGTTATGGTTGAATTGCCTGACGAGCTCGTTAATCAACCCGAGCCGTTCAGGTCATGGTCCGTCGATCTCCCTTTAGTCCATGTCTAAGTACGCGTCTCTGCTCTTTTCCCCTGAGGAGTATTACGAGATTGGTCCTTTTCGGTTTCCGGTGTACCACGACCTTGTGCCAGGTGAAGCTAAGGGTATTGAAGATATAGGGCGTAAACAATCCAAATCAACATTCCGTTCGCTTAAGCTCGCTAAGCGCATTGCTCAAGATAAAGAAATCACAACAAAAGAAGCAATTGAACTTCTTGGTAATTCCGCCGAAGATAATCAGGAGCTCCTATACGATTACGCCAACGAACTTGAAGAGCTACAGCGTGATTCAGTTGGCGCAGTAGAGCAGCAGATCGCTCTCGTTACGCTCTTCATGCAGTATCGCGGTGAAGCAAAACTACCTCGTCAAAAGGACTGGCAAAAGCTATCCGACTGGACTGAGAACGACACAGAAGCCATTCCTAGCCGCTTAATGGAGCAGATCTTCGAGCTGGTTACCTGGGAACGTGACGGCTGGCCAAAGTCGGAGGGAAACGCCCCGGAGCCCGAAGAGCCGAGCTGAACCCCGAGCAAATGCTGAAGAACGCCGAGGACACACTTCGTGCTCCACTGGCGGACTGGGACGCGATCTATTTCCGAGTCCGGTCCTCCGTTATTGGAGGCGATTTCACCCCCGAGCGCTTTCTTCGCACTCCGATCAGCACAATTCGCTGGTTGCTGCGGAAGATCGATGACTATGACCGTGAGCGTGCCAATGTTCACAGTGTGACCGCAGCACGCCTCACCGGTGTGCTGATACAGGTTGCTCATGGGTTTTCCGGGTCCAAACGACCTGCGCCCAACATTGAGCCTCGTGAGTTCCTTCCTTTCCCTGACTGGAAGCCTGAGGCTGCTACTGCCGACGGCCCCGACGCGCCCACCAAGTTTGTTCTTTCCGAGCTCGTCCGTAAACGCCAGATTCCTTTGCATGTCTACGCCGCCTTAGCAGCTAGCGCTTCCGATTCTGCGTAACATACGAGTAGCGCATAGTTTCTCGTGTCTGATTTTCGGCTCAACGTAATAGCTGATACTAAGGCCGCTGAACGTGGGCTAAAGCAAGTAGCGCAGGTAGCAGATAAAGCCACAAGAGAACGCAAACTTAATATCGACTTACGCGCGCTTAATAAAGGGCTAAGCAATATCAGCGGTGATATAAAATCAGCAACAAACAATATTAAAACATTTTACAGAGTAAGTAAAAATATCCCGGGTATAGGTGACAAAGTTGACCAATTTGAAAAGCTAGCTAAAAGCTCCGTAGGAGCAGCCAAAACAGGTGCTGCCTTAAAGGAGACCTCAAAAGCAGGCAGCATTCTTGCCACTAGCTTTCAGCTAGCTGCATCTAAAGGTAACCAGCTAATTACAGTATTAGCTAAATTAGGTCTTGCTACATTCGCAATAAAAGAAGCTGTAAACATACTACAGTCAGCATGGAACGGCTTTTTTAATAACACAATAGGTCGTGAGATAAAGCTGCGCGAGACTATTCTTAAAACACAGACAACACTTGCATCTACTAATAAAGTATTTGCTGATGGTAAAGAGATTACAGATCCCTACCAAAAGATCCTAACGCTCACAGGCGCGGTAAAAAAGAATATCGATTCCATCCGAGAACGATCTATCGCCTTAGCTGGCGTGACCTCAAACGAGGTTATTGAAGTCTTTGGTATTGTTGCTGCGCAAGTCGGTGTAATTGGAGGCGGCCTAAAAGAAGCTGAAGATCTGGCGATTAACTTTGCTGCGGCACTTGGTACTTTTGGTATCCCTCTTTATCAGGCTCGTCAAGAAATTGGTTCTATTCTTCGTGCTGACATCACCCTGGATTCGTACCTAGCTAAAGCACTAGGTATTACAAACGACGATATTACAAAAGCAAAAACAGCTTCCGGTGGTGTAGTCAAGTTCCTCGAAGAGCGTCTTTCTGCTGCCGTAGCAGGCCAAAGGATCGCTGCTGAGGGATTTTCGGGTGTTGTCTCTAACATCGCTGACCTCGGTGAGCTGATCGGGCAAAACTTCGGGCGCGGGCTACTCGATCCCCTGCTTGCTGGCCTGTCCTCTGTCTTTGAATCGCTATTCCGCATTCGCAAGCAGCTTTTTGATATTGCTTCTGCGGCTGGAAAGGCTGTTGGGACTTCTGGTCGCCTCATTGTCGGGCTCACTGCCGGCCGCACAGGTATAGGCTCCGGTGATCCAAGCAAAGCGGCAGCGTCCGCCGCCAAGGTGGCGGAGCTTGGGTTTACGAAGCTTGAAGAAGTGGCTCAACGCACCGTCGGTGCACTGGCTCAAGCAATTGAGGCTTTAAAACCCACCGCGCTAATCCTTGTCGACGCTTTCAAGAACATTGCCGAAGCTTTCGTTAGGATCAAAGTCGGCACCTTTGAGGCGCTTGCATCTGCCCTTGCCAATATCGCCAGCGTAGTGGGCGCGCTTGCCCCGAGCCTTGCGACCGTATTCAACCTCTATGCGCGTTTCCTTAACACGCCCATCGTCCAGTATTTCTCCGAGGTCGCTGCTGTTCTTGGTCTCCTCAAGCGCGTAGGATTCGACGCGCTAACTCAGTTAGCACTATTCGGTAAGTTTATTTTAAGTAGTGTAATACCTGCTGTAGGTGGTTTAGGTACTACGCTAGGTGTACTTGTAGCCTCTATTGCGGCAGTAGTTGTAGCGTTAGGTAAACTAATACTTGTGCTTGCCGGACTGGCTACAGCACTTGTAGGCCCGGCTACGCTTATTCCAGCTGTGGCCGTTGCACTTAAGGCATTAAGCGTCGAACTAGCTACTGTTGGTAAACAAGCAGTAAGTTCAGGCACTAAATTAAACGTAACTGCTGCTAGCTTCCGTGGCCTTGGAGCCAGTGCTAAAGCCGCCGGTTTATCCATTCTTAAATCGCTGGGCTGGATAGCTGTCATTCAGGTGGGCCTATCCGTCCTTATAGACCTTTTTGGACGTTTTCGCCGCGCTCAAGAAAATCAAAGATCGAACGAGCGAGCAGCTGAAGCGTTACGTAGTTTGCAGACCACGTACAAAGACGTGGGGGATGAAGCTAGCAGTGCCACTAAAGCAGCTCGTGATTTTAGGGAAGCTATTGTTAATTCTAATTACAGTCGTAATATAAAGGAGTTAGATGAAGTAAGAGAGAAAATAAAAAAAGTAAAGGAAGAGCTCAAACCCGGTATTCAAAGTTTTGGTGAGTTCCTATCCGCCGTATCTGGCGCCGAAATAGGACGTTTTGAGGAACGCGCCCGGGAAAAACTGAAAAAGCTAGGAAAAGAAGAAGCCGCGATTACAGCGCAGCTCAGGGGTGTAGACGCTCTGCGTGATCGTGAACAAGCTGAAAAAGATGTCAGGCTCCAGGCCAACAAACGTAACAATCTCGAAAAACAGATTTTTGAGCTCCGCCGCAAGTTCGACAACGACCTATTCGGACAGCGCCAGTCTCTAGCCCAAAAAGAAGTCCAAATTTTCCGCCTCGCCGGCGAGATCCGCATCAAGCAGATCGAAAAGGCCAACGCCAAGCTTCTCGAAGGAGAAGAAGGTGCTTCTCGTGCTGCTCTGGAAGCCCTCGACAACTACATCGCCACCCGAGAGCGTGGAGAGCTTCAGATCGAGGCGGCCAAGAAGACACTTGTCATTGAGCTTGCGAATTTAGAAAAAAACGTCAGCGACTATCGCTACGAGACTGAGAAGAAGATCGCAGACCTTCGCAAAAAGTCCGCGGATTATGAGAAGGACTCTGCCGATGCGCGGCAACGGGCTGCCGGCGGTACTACACCCGCTGCCTCTGGTGTATCTGCTGGTTTCTTGGTTGGAAGCACAGGGCGTAGCACCGGACCTCACCTTGACATACGAAGCCCCACCGGCAATAAGCAGGCTGTCGTTGATGAGGCAACCGCCATCATCAAGGCTTGGCAAGGTCAGGGACTCGAGTACATCCAGCTGAGCAATGCCAAGATCGATGTCAAGAATATGTTTGACGAAGCCAAGCTGCGTAAAGCACTGGCTCGAGAGCAGGAAGTGCACGGCAGGCGCTCTGGTGGTGGTGCTATTGACATTGCTGTACCTGCTGGCACGCTCGTCCCTACACCTGTAGGTACGCCTTCCTTAGGTGGTGCGGGCGGCGTCCAAGCCACTTCTCTTAAAACAGGCAATATTTTCCTTCACGGGAGCCGAGCGTCGACAGCCAGCCCAACTGGGCCACAAGCTGCTCGTGCTAGCGAAAACCAGGCAGCTTCCACTGCAAATACTGAGCTTCCTGACGCAGCTGCGACTACGCAACGCTACGCCGAAGCTGTGAGCAACGTGGCTAGCGCCATGGACCGCGTACGTTTGTTGCAGGTCGCAATCACCGAAGCACAGACTGTGGAAGCCTTTGAGCGCATCGCCAAAGCAGCGTTCCCAAAAGTCGCAGTTGAGCAGTACGAGGATCAGCTTGCAGAGCTCAAATTCACTTACGACGCAGTTTCAACCAACGCTGATGCTGCTTTCACTCCAGCGCGCACCGCTCTTGAAGCAGCGAACCTAGCTCAGATCGCAATTTCCGCCCGCGAGCTGGATGAGATCAAAGCAGGGATCAATAACCGCGAGCAGTTAAGTGAAAGCGAGCGCAAGCGTGCGATGGATGCCGTGCTGAAGCAGAGTGAGGTGTATATGACCAAGCTCGAGAGAATCAACGAGCTAAAGCGCGAGAGGCTTGGCGTGGAGGAAGCCACGCAGTTCATTCAGCAAAGCGCGCTTCAAGTAAGGGACATCGAGAGCGAAATTGAAAATCTTAAATTACGTAACAGGTTGCAAGCTGAAGGAGTCGCTCCCGAGCTGATTCAAGCCGAGCTTAAAAAGCTTGAAATTCTGCGGGAAAGGAACCGCTTGTTGAAGCAAGCGACTCCCGAACAGCAGGTAGCTATCAGCGCTGCTGCTGAGAGTCAAGCAACTGCTGTGGATGCTCGTGCTCAAGCAGCGCTCGAGCCTGGCGTCAAGATTGCCAATTTCATAGGGGACGCCAAACGGGAGCTTGAAGATCTTGAGGCGCTGTCAATTCGGGTCTCACAGAGTATTGGAAATGCTGTGGGTAGCGCTCTCACAGATGGCGTTGTGGGTCTGATTGAAGGCACAAAGACAGCTCAAGAAGTCTTTTCTGACTTTTTGAAAGACATAGGGCAGATCCTGCTTAGGGAAGCTGCGAAGATGATTGCAACGTACATAGCTATTGGTCTGGCCAAAGCTTTTGCAGGTTTAAGTGGCGGTGGCGGTGGTGGCGGTGGTGGCGGTGGCGATATTTTTACGGACATAGCTTCAAGAGGAGGTCTTCGTGCAAACGGCGGTGGCGATATTTTTACGGACATAGCTTCAAGAGGAGGTCTTCGTGCAAACGGCGGCCCGGTCAGCGCAAACACGCCCTACATCGTGGGCGAACGTGGAATAGAGCTCATGGTTCCATCCACCAGCGGCAGGGTGCTATCTAATAGCGAAACCCGTCAGCAGCTGAACAACCAGCAAGCCGCTACCAGCACCCGCGAACAGCTGGACCGCCAACCAGCCTTTGCTAGCACCCGCGAACAGCTGAACAACCAGCAAGCCAAAGCCATGCAACCGCTGGACATTCGATATGAATCGACGGTCATAAATAACGTCGAGTACGTCACAGCAGAACAGCATCGTCAGGGCATGGCTCAGGCGGCTGAACGCGGCAGATCGCTGACACTCTCGGCTTTACAAGGTAGTGTTAAAACAAGGAAAAAAGTAGGACTTAGCTAATGGGCACATTTGCCTTCGTCAACTATGCACGGTTTATGCAGGACTCGTCCACACCAACCGTTTACGCCTATCAAAATTTTTCAGTCAATTTAACAAGAACTTACAGCGGAGTCACATATAGCTTTCTGCCCTTTGCTGTTTCGACTGGTGCCGGCAGTAAGGGCGGCGACCGATCCGAAGCAGTGCTAGGCGCTGCCACTAACGAAATTAGCGTAAACATTTTTGCAGAAGCCGTTCAAAGCCGTTGGTTATTGAATCTAAAAACTGTCAGCCTCGATGTGACGAACTTTAGTGATGTTGCACTGATTCGATCTGAGCTATGGCGTGTCGCTAGTTACGACATGGATACAGAGAAGGTGCTGTTGAAACTAACTTCACCGCTGGATGCTGTTGCGTCAGACGTTCCAAGGCGTGTCTTGAACACCAAACTTGTTGGGGCGTTACCAACATCTGGTTCGTTGGTCGTTAGCTGATGATTGATTGGAAGCCCTGGGTTGGCCTGCCTCATTCATTTGGGGAGCACCCGAAGCATGGCCGGGGTGCTGATTGTGTAATCATGGTCTGGGCGATATTGGATTCAGTTGGTGTTTATCACCCACCGTTTGATTACAAGTGGATGGAATTAGCAACTGCAGGTAAATGGGAAGAATTGCAGGCGCTATGGAATGAAGCAACGGAGGTATTGCCAGAAATGGAAGAGCATGCAGTCTGCATGTTTAAAAATGGCGCAAGCGGTCTTGGCGTCGGTATCGTAGTAGAGAATGGGGTTTTAGTTGTCCATCACAAGCGTGGCGTGTGCTGGTTACCACCACGAGCCATGCGAGAATCTCAGTATCGTCGATTTGTGAAATGAGCAGCTTACTTCCATCTGATAAGTATCTTGCCTCGATGCTGGGGCTAACTGATGAGGAGTATTCCTGGTTTAAGGCTGAGGTGCGAAAGCGCAGCGCAGAAGCTCCTGAACCTGCTGTTATTGCAGGGGTACTTGAAACAGCCACAATTATTGCAATCGCCAATTTAGTAATTGGCGTTGGCCTAACTGTTGTTTCGACGCTGCTAAGACCAAAGCCATCATTTGACCAAAACGAACCAGGCAGACCGCCCGAATTAAGGGCGACAAGTAGCGGCGGCCAAACAACAACACAGAACCAACGCTTTGCACCAAGATACGGCTTCAATTCAACGCAAGAGATTTCAACTTTAGGATCAATTATTCCGCTTG